GATACTAGAACTGACGGATCAGAATAAAAGTATTTTGCTTTTGACTTACTGCCTTCAGCAGAGATAGTCATAAATTTATCTTGTAAAGATAATTCAGGTTTGTTTATTCCTGACATTACTGCAAGAAATTCATTGAGGTCGTAAATGCCAAATTCACTAGCAAACTCCTCATCAATACTTGCTTTCGCAAATATATTTCTCATAGTAGAGATTGTACTTAATTCTTTTCCTGGTTTAATCAATATATTAGTATTGATTTCAGAAAAGTTTTTAAGTATGTTTTGTGTGTTTTGATTGATTTTCATAATATTAATATTCACCTTTTTTGTTTAATTGAAATCATTATAACAGATGTAAGGGGCCTTGTCAAGCAAGACCCCTCATTTATTTTACAATTATTTAATTTTAATTGTACGAGGTTTTTTAGCCTCGGGAACGATTTTCTCTAAATCGACCACTAGCATTCCATTTTTCAATTCAGCAGAATTTACCACTACCTCATCGGCAAGTGTAAATCTTCTGGTGAAATGTCTTTTGGAAATACCACGGTGAACGGATTTTGATTCCCCAACATCATCACTACTATTTTTAAAAGCAGATTTAATTGTTAAACAATTGTCAGCATAACTAACTTCGATATCGTCTTTACCGAAACCTGCTAGTGCCACTTCAATGTTCCAATTAAGGTCATCTACTTTATTAATATTGTAGTGTGGATAAGATTGAGTTTGATTTGCTGTGTGCTCTAATGTATTATTAAAGTGAGCAAATATATCATCAAAACCTACTGAAAAAGGTCTTAATTCGTTCCAAATAGATAAGGTTCTATTTACCATAGTTTTTCTCCTTTGTTAAGCGAGTTAATAAAAAATGATACCTCCCAATTGAGCATATCATAGTTATTTATATAAGTATTGTTTTAAAAATTACAACCCCTATAAAAATATTATTGGTGGAGGTAGGCCTCACCCTCTCTTAATCCTAACTTGTCTTACCAAGTCTATCAATATTAGGTTGTCTGTGTTAACCCTAATACTGCTACGAAGGCCAATGGACCAATAAAAGTGCCGTTTTTTTGTCTCGGGAAAAACGGCATAACCCAAATCGGTGTCTTTGCGGAAGACACTCTACCTCTAATGTCAGGACTTACGAACTGCCTTGACATTACTATTTATACGATACAATACTCTTAATTGTTAGAATAAGCGTATTTTTGTTTACCGTATAAAGCTCTGATACCAGCAGCAACGATTTCGTTAGTGTTATCTCCTAACACTTTTGAAACGCCTGCAGCTAAAATAGCTTTAGTAGGTGTACCCATACGATAAGAAGTACCATCAGTAGTCTGGTTAATATAAACCATATGACCCTCTGTTCTTAATTGATCCACCATCGCTCTAGGTGATGTTAAATCAAACTTATTTCTTAGTGATGTCCATGTTACTGACTTACCACTTGATAACAAGTTTAGTACTTTTTGTTTTTTTGTTAAGGCTTTTCTACCCATAATAAATTACTCCTTCAAGTATTTGTTGCCTATGTTTATTACATTATTCGGTATGGGCAACAGATTCATACCAAGTAATTCTTTTTAATAACCTTCTTTTAAGGTTTTTAATTTCTGTTCTTTTTTAATTCTTCTAATACTTTGTTTCTTTGCTTCTCTTTTAACTTCAGATGGTTTAGAATAGTATTGGCGTTCTTTCATTTCTTTCATAAGACCGTCTCTAAGTAATTTCTTTTTCAAAATTCTCATGGCCTTTTCTACATTATTANNTCTTACAATTACTTCCGTCATTACAAATCGCCAATCTTGTATTTTGTTATTACATTCTTTGTAGGTATAACAGTTGTATTACCACCATCACCCATATCACCTTTTTCATCATAGTTATAATCAGACATTAAGATATGTACCTTCTTGTCATTCTTAACTAACCATCCAGTTGATACACAAATAGCAGGTTTAGAATCTTGTATATCTTTCAACATTCTCCAACCACTATCACTTTGAATATCTTCCCAATAGATTAAGTAAAAATCAAAAGTAAACGGTATCTCTGGTTCATCGCTTTTAAATTTTTTAGTTTTGTTTTTTACTTTATTCATAATATCATTATACACTAGTTTTTAAATTTTGTCAAGCTGTTGTAAAGTGGCAGCGGACTAAGCTGCCACTCGACTACATTATGAGATAGATTTTTAATAACTAGGGTTATCATCCTCACTATCATCGGAATCTNNTTCNTCTTCTANAACTGGANTANNCCAAGTGGTNACATCTTCGCCACCATCAACTTTGGTATATAAATCCATAAACGAAGTTTTGGTATCTAAGTCGAATCTGTTAGTACACATTTCAATTGCCTTCATCTTATTCTTAAAGATGGTATAGGCTTCTACAATGTGGACTAATCGTCTAGTAGATATAATCTCATCAACGCCGCCCTCATAAAAGGTTTTTCTGATAATGTCTGCCCAAGTAATTAAGTTTAGGGAAAACTTCTCATCATCTTTTTTAGTAAGACCTTTTTCGGACATTACATTGTTTAAGATTTTAGTCTCAATCTTATTTGTTGGATATGCCTGTTCGACAGTAATCGGAAATCTCTCAAGGAATGCCTCGTTAAGAATATTAGTACCGATAAACTTACCATCTTCGGATCCTTGACCCTTAGTATTGGCAGTAGCAATCACATTGAACCCTGGTGCAGGTTTAATAAACTTGTTAATCTTTTTAAGAAAGACACCATTACCTTCTAAGATAGGTTGTAAACACATAATCTTATTAGACGCAAGGTCAATCTCATCAAGAAGAAGTATTGCACCTCTTTCCATTGCCTCGATTACTGGACCATTCTGCCAAACAGTTTGACCATCTTGTAATCTATAACCACCGAGTAAATCATCTTCATCGGTCTCGATTGTAATATTAACTCTAATACATTCTCTTTTTGCCTGAGCACAAGCCTGTGATACATTCATTGTCTTACCATTACCAGACAAGCCAGTAATAAAGATAGGATAGAATTGTTTACTTGTAATGATTGATTTAATATCTTTAAAGTAACCCCAAGGAACAAAAACATTGTCTTTGGCAGGAACGATATTACCAGTTAAACTAGAAACGATAAATGCAGCCTTATTTACTGTATCATTAACAGGTGCTGTTTCAGTTTTAGGTAATTCAGATTGTATATCTTCTTTTACTTGAGAAGAAATATCGTTGCCTTCAATCGGTAAAGAGTAAACTCCTCTAGCAACTTTGTATTGGTCTTGTTTTAACCAACTTGGATTTTTGATTTTGCCACTTTTAACAAAATCATTAATCTCACTTCTTGTTAAATCAGTTTTTTTATAGTGTTTATATAACACTTCAACTTGATTTAACTGGTCTTGATTCAAATTATTCATAATATAAGTCCTTTCATAATGTAATTAATCAATTTATACTGCTATGCTACACTAATTTCCACTGGAAGTCAAGCACATTAGCCACTTTTTTTCCCTTATTTTTAGGGGTTTTTCCATTTTCTTTGTTCTTCATTTGTTCTTTTGTCTCAATATGGGGGTCAGAAACCCCCATATTTTGGTCTTTATGACTATTCACTATCTGATTCGGTAGTGGTAGACTCAACAGTTTGACCCAATGTAGGTAGAGCATAACTGCCTCTGCCCAATCTGTAAGCAGAGCTCTTCATCAACCAAGCAGGCTTAGTGATGCCGTGTTTACCTTGAAGGGATATAATATCCTTTCTAGTAATTTCGGTAGTGAACCCTTCTTCATTTGCCGTTTTAACAAATGCTTCTTGAGCGGGTGATAGTATTATTTTAGATGTATTATCCATGATATAACCTTTCTTTCAATTTAAGCGACTTGCGAAATAAATTTATTTAAGACTACTCGACTATCTTTATTTTGTTTTAAAGTAGAAGTGAATAGTCTTTTTATTTCACTNTTTTTAGCGTTTTCAGATGGTGTCGCCATTTGACCATCTTCAACTTTCATTTGACCCCCAGCAAGGAGGTAAAATTCATCATAAGCAGTATTATGTTTAACAACTAAACATTTGTTTTTTCTATATTCTGCCATTACTTTTTTTCTATCAAATACTTTGTCTGTTTTATCATAAGAATATTGTGGAAAAAATCTATCCATAGTCCATCTATCAATCTTCTTACCACTTGCAATATAAAATCCTAACACTTTAGTACCAGTTCTTTTTTTCAAAGCGTCTAGTAAATGGTCTGTCATTTCTCTACGACCTGAATTAGTATATTCTTTTTTAGTTACGGTATCTCTTAATACTATATTACTTTGATAATCAGTATTACCAAAATAGTAACCGTCTCGTTTGGTTAAATAACGACTCTCTTTTTGACTCTCACTAGGATTAACAAAAACTTTTCTGTCGTTACCATCACTTGAACCATCAGTTAAAAAGATTGTATTCATTTTATCAATAGCATATCTTTTTCTAAAAGCAGTAACCATTGGCATCGCAGCCATGATAGTATCATTTAATGGAGTAGAACACATATGGTAACCAGAAGGTTCATATGGTAAGTTATCAATATAATCTTGTTGGTCTTGAAAATCATTATATTCTTCAGCACTCATATTATACATTCTTCTTCTAGAATAATATTGAGGTGAATTTTTAACAGCAAGCATAAACAAGTTAATCATACCCTTTTCATATTCTTTAGCGTTCATTCTAGAGGATACAAAGTTTAATAAAGACAATCTTTCATCAACTGTAACATCGCCGTCTTGATATCTAGGACCTTTTCTACCTTTAGGGGTACTATTCTCATCATCATAATATCTACTTCTCCAAGAATCATCGCCACGAGTATCATTACTAAAAGCATAAACCTCAAAAGGTATATTTACTTTTTGACAAAACATTGTTAAATTCATTAACTGGTGTATTGTAGGAGTAATCTTGTCGTGCATACTGCCTGACCAGTCTATAAACATCATCATACCGTGATTCTTACCATCAGGTGTGATTGCCATTCTCTTAAAGATATCATCATTATATTTGTAACTATGTAATTTAAGTGGGTCAATAACACCAGACTTATCTTGTTTAGTTCTAGAATAAGCGGCAGCAGCCTTTTTCATTTCATATTCTTTAACCATATAACCAACTTTTTTAGATTGGTCTCTTGTAAATTGTCTGTACTCTTTAACTAATCTATTAATAGAATTTTGTGCCATTGTACTTTTAGTTTCTTCTTTAAATGGTTTTCTAAATACTTTATCAAAATCTGATAGTACAGTTTTATAGTCAACAATATAATCATTTACATTTTTGTAGTTATGAATATTGATGTACTCATTATTTTTAGATTCGGGATCTAGTAAATTTTCTTTTTTATCTTCCCAAGATTGGTCTGTCTCAGCAGATACTTCTTCTATTTCTTCAACAGGTTTAGCAGGTTTTGCCTCTTCGCCTTTTAATGTTGTATCTGATTGTTGACCACTTGAAGGTTCTTCTTGACTATCAGATTTTTGTTCTTCGGCATCTTTGGTTTCTTCTTCGCCTTTATCATCAGAATTTTTAGAACCACTTTTTTCTTCTTCATCTTCTTCATCTGATGGATCGGAAACACTTTCGCCGTCTTGGTCTAAATCGTTTTCATCAAAGTCATCAAAATCATGGTCATCAAAACCATTAGTTTGCATTTCTTCTTCTTTTTCTTCTTGTTCTTTTTTACAATACTTTGCCAATTCATCAGCAAGTTCAATTACTTCTTCAAAGGTTTCTAACTTTTCAATTCTCTTAACAACATCACTTTCATAACTATCATCAAAAGTTAAAGGTGATTCTACATGAGACGATTTAAAATGAATATTTAATCTATCAATAAGTAGCATTTCATTGAAATCTTTACCGTCAGTACCAAAGAAGTTATTATTAATAAGGTCTCTATAACCTTTAATAAATGATTGTGATAAACCAGGATATCTTCTTTTGATTAGTTTTTCAATACGAGCATCCTCAATAACATTTAAGAATGACTTTGGTATTTTTCTTTTTATGATTGATTCTTCCCAACCAGATTGTGGGGTAAATAATGCATGGCCGACTTCATGTGCAATAAGTAAATCTGTAATATCTTCATTCATATTTTTCCATATAGGTAAAACAAGTAATCTAGATTTTACATCAAAATAAGCAGTCTTAACTTTTTTGTGTTCTACTGATATATTTTCAGTAGCAAGTAATTTTGCAAGAAATGATTTTGCGTTATTATTAATTTTGTTTGTTTTCAAGTTTTTCATAATATAGTGCTATGCTAACATCAATTGGCATTAAAGTCAAGCATTTATTCCAATATTTTGTGGAATAAATAAACTGTTGATATTATTAGTTTTTTTCATACTGCTATGCTATCATCAATTGGCATGAAAGTCAAGCGTATTTACCACTTTATTTGGAATAAAATAACCCTTGTTTTTCAAGGGTTTATTGAGTGCCGACAGAATGTCGCACTATATGTTCTTACTTTGTTCTACTTTTGAAAGATGAAAGTAGGTTCAAATTTACGACCTGATACATTAGGTCTCTCGAATCGACCCATATATTGTTGTTTTTGTTTAGTTTCAGTAGTGTTGCCATCTAGTGTAGATACGGCAGAACCCCCTTGTTGAGTCGATAATGATAACCACCAAGTGTCTGTATGTGTAAACCCTACTGATTCGGCAAGTGCTACTGTATCTTCTTCAAAGGTTTTGTACTGTTTAGTATTCGCAACATTAAGAGCAAGGTATTTACCCCCTTTAAGCCCCTTATATGCGTTGGCAATCGTCTGTTTTAGAAACTTCTCTTTCCATATCTCAGATGTATCAAACTTAATACTTGATTGTTCTGGTTCATCACCATATGCTTCCCAACCAAAGTAAGGTGGACTTGTAAATACAAAATCTAGACTTTCATCTTCTGGTATAAATGTCTCACTACCTTGTCTATAAAGATGATAGTTATTATGTGTGTTACCATATTGTGTACATATTTGAGATAACCCTTTGTAAGTAGGAATACAAGGGTCAGTACCAATGTAATTTACTCCAGCTGCAATCGCACCAAGTAATCGACCACCATAACCCATAGATGGATCCCATACTGTGCCTGCTGTTGTACCTTCAAGTGGACTATCTTTATCTACAAATACATCATACAGAGCCGCAGCTGCTGTAGGTCTAAAATTAGAAACCATTTGTGTACCACTATATCGTCTTAACATAGAACGCATATCTGATTCGGTAATCATATGAGCAGGTTTTTTCATAAAGAAAGTGCCTGATAATATTTTGTTTAATCCTTTTTTAAGATGTTCTTCATCTTCCCATATCTCAATCGGTGTTCTCATCTTCCCACACTTAATACCCCATGCGTGTTCCATATAAGACCATGCAAGATTAAGACCGTGTGCTGATTGACCTATAATTTTATTCTTTCTGTCAATAAGTGTGTCTCGTCTAAAGTTTACTAACTGATTAAATATCTCATCACGCCATTTTTGATTTGTAGGGTAATATGGAAAACCTTTATCTTTCCACTCATCATGTATTTGTTGTAAATTATCTATCATATAAGTAAACATCTCCTGGTAGTGTGCCTTTTGCCCAAGTTGTTGAGCCAACTAATTTCATATTATTTTTAACATAGAAGTTCTTTGCTATTTCNTTATCGCCACGAACACTTAAATAAACTCGTCTTGGTTTTACAAACTCAAAAAAGTTTTGTAGTGCNTTACTTGCTGAACCNTCTTTATGTTTGGCTGCGATTTGATGTAATACACAATCTCCTTGTTGAGCAATAACATCACCAATTTTTTGTTTTCTTTTATAAAACTTATAGGTAATCACAACATCATTATCATAGATAAGATTACCTTTTGCAATTTCTCGTTTCATATAATCTGTTCTTATATGTGGAAACCATTCTTTATGTTGATAAAAGATTTCTTTTACTGATTCAAAGTCTGTTTCTTTGGCATGATTCATAGTTATATTATATCATAGTTAATTAAGAAAGTAAAGCCCTCATCTTTTCATTAGAGTAGCAATCGGCAACTAAGTGTATTCTATCAATATTACTAGTATTTCTTACAGCGTGTGCTTTTGTAACATCGGTATAATAATAGCGTCCAGTTTCTAGATTATACTCTGTGCCGTCTTTATCTTTTGTACTTTCATATAAAGTAAATACAACCTGACTATTTGTTCTAATCGGCATATGTATTCGAATAATATCTCCATCATCAAAACCAATATCTTTGTCTATCTTATCTGTATGTTTACCAATAACTTTGCCTGCCTCTAACCTCATAAATCTAACTCTTTCAAACTCACATGGTAGTTTATCAAGCATATCTAAAACAGGTTTCATAATATGATTGTCTTTTAAAGATGTCCATTGTAGTTTTTCTTCACTCTTTACTGAACTCTTTAATACACCAGGTTTTAGTATATCTAATGGGTCTGGTCCATAACCATGTAATGATATAGCATCCCAACCTGTCTTTACATATTTTGTTTTTACTTTTTTAAAATCCATACTATCAAGATTTGCAGCCACACTATTAAGTATGGAAGTATCTTTGTATGCTTCTAGTGATAATTCTTTTAGTATTGGTCTATTCATTCTATTCCTTTCCATGTATTCGCCAAGTATCGTCTTTTGGTACCCAATTGTTGGGTGCGTCTTGGTAATCTATTTCGCAAACTTTACTCCACAGTTCATCAAAAGAGGTCGGCAAAGATAAGCCTGTTTTTTTTTCTATTTCTTCTATAGCCTCTTTTAAAATTTCACGATTATATTCTTTCTTTCTTTGAAAATCATAATACTCTTTTAGTTCTTCGTATTCAACAGGATCAATTGCCATTAGTGTACCGACCATTGATACTCAAAATTTTGTGTTGTTGGATTTATACTAATTAACTTAGCACCATTCTTCATATGAAAATGTGAAGCCATTGTTGTTAGTGGTGATAGAGTTACTAGTCTTTCTATGTATGGTTTTTCTTTCACAAACTCTAATAACTTATTAATAATTTCTTTACCTGCACCTCGTTTTCTAGACCATACTGTATATGCTACAGCAATCTTACCAGATTGATTATCTTGACAAGCAACTTGACTCATGTAATCTAATTCTTTAACCGTAGTAGGAACTTCATTAGTAAATGCAACACAAACAACTGCTTCAATATGATTTTCATAACTAAGACCATATATTTTTCTTTCAGCAAANAAACGCCAATCTAAATCTAATTCTGGTCTTACTGGATCCTCTGATACATCTATNTTAGTTAGTTCAACTAACTCTGTACCTTTAACCCATTTAAAAAAGTTATCAATTTTATCTTTAAATATTTTCATGCTCTAAACTAATAAGTCCTGTGTATGTGTTTTCTTAATGCTCTAACAAGTTCTTCTATCTTGTCTATGACAGATATTAAACCTGGGTCGGTTATATACTTTGTGTTTGTTTTCAACTTGTCGTATTCTTTTAAAGATATTGTAACCGTAGATTGTTCATTTTCATATGTTATATCATGGTCGTGTGTATCTCTACCTTGCTCATAATCACTCATATTATTTACCTAATATATCCTTTCTACTCACTTGTTCTTTTAATCTTTGTTGTTGAGCCCTAATTGTTTGTTTAACTAGTTTAGATTGTGCCTTTTTAGCCCTATCTAGTTTCATCTTACTTACTAAGTCGGTAAATACATATCCATTCATATGTTCGTTTTCATGTTGAAATATTCTTGCTGACATGCCATGTAAATACTCGTCAATCGTTTCACCATTCTCATCTGTATATTTTACATTTATCCATTTAGGTCTTTTGATTGATAAGAATAAAAAAGGAAAAGATAGACACCCCTCTTTCATCATTACTGTTTCAGGACTTACATCATTAACCAATGGGTTAAAACAACTTCGTACTTTACCTTCTTCTATCTGTGGGTGTCCTCCCATAACAAACATACGAAAGGGTAAACCTACTTGATTAGCTGATAAACCTATGCCACCATATTTAACCATACTATTATACATTTTTTCAGATAACTGTTTTCTGTCTTTTATTTCAAACTCTTTCAACATATCATCTGTATATGGTGCTATTCTCATTAACAGTCTAGGGTCGGTAGGTGGTATCAAAGGATAAGAATTTTGGTCCTTCTTTTTTAAATACTCATGCATATCCTGTATTTGTTTATCTACAATAGGTTGTGCCTGACTATCTAAAATAGGTTGTTGTTCTTTTAAAAGACCTTGGTCTTTTTCTAGAATAGGAGTTTTACCACTAGTTATATTTTCATAGTGTCTTGCTGCCTCTTCTATTTTTTCTGGTGTTAGTTTATTTGTCATTATTCTGCCATCCTTGTAAAGTTTTTGTACTTCTCAAACTTCATCACTCTTGGAAACTTATCTATAAGAGTATCACCTTTATGAGATATAACGAATACATTTTCTTTTTCCATAGTGGTATGGAGTATTCTCATAAACTCATCTGTGCCTGAACTATCTAGTGAACTATCAAATATTTCATCTAGTATTAATAGGTTTGTATTAGTACTGTTTTTAAGTTTAGCAATTTCTCGCCATGTGAATAGTATTGCCAAGTCTATTCTTAACTTCTCACCCTCACTAAAGGAGTGATAATTAAACTCGTCTCTATGTCTTGATTTTATCGTTTCATTAAATTCTTCATCTAGACTAAAATTAACAAAGAAGTCCATATTTGCTAAATTCTTATTAATTAATTGATTCATGATTGGCAAATATTGTTTTATGATTTTAGTTTTGATACCTGTATCTTGCATAAGGTGTCTAGCCGTATCTATGTAAATCATTTCGTTCTTTTGGTCTAACTTGTCTTTTTCTAAATCTGTTATTCTTTCTCTTAACTGATTTAACTCTCCTGTTTGTTCAGCCGTAGATACTTTTTCATCTTGCAATTCTGCTATTTCTTGTCCCAATCTTACTGTTTGTTTTTTTATTTCAGTTATAGATGTTTCAAAACGATTAATCAATAACTCTCTTTCTCTAATTATAACCATTGTTTTATTAATGGTATCTAATTTCATTTCACTTGTTTTAATCTCTTTGTCTATTTGACCAAGTGCTATTTCTAACTCTTGTATCTTTTCTGCTTTTTTACTCATCATTGTAGATTTGTATGCCTCATCAATCGCTTGTTGGCAAACAGGACAATCGTTATGTGTCTGAAAGAAACCTAAGTCTTTTTTATGTTTGTTACAGGTATTCTCTAATTTTGCTTCCATGTTATGAAGTTTTTTATGTTTAGCATTTACCTTTGTCTCATCTAATACTAGTTTCTGTAACTCAGCTATTTCTATTCTAACTTGTTTTATATCTTCTTCATAATTTGTTATATCAGTTATAGATTTTCTTAGTTCTGCTTTTTTAGAGTCTGCTAAATCTTTACTACGATTACTAATGTCATCAATATATTTTCTCTTATCATCAATCTTGTTATCAACTAACTGATAATTAAAATCTGTTTGTTTGATTAATTCATCTTGATTCTTTTGTTTTTCTCTAAACAATAAATTCATTTTAGAAAATATTTCAATGTCTAATATTTCTTCTACTACTTGGCGTCTATGTCTAGCTCGTAATTGCATAAATGGTACAAACGAAGCATTACCTAATATTACAACCTGTGTAAATGACCGATAGTTTAATTTGAGTATTTGTTGTTCTAGGTGTTTCTGATAATCTCTTTGAGCAGCGTCTTGATTTAACATATCACCATCACACCATATTTCAAATAGATTTGGTTTAATACCTCTTATAATTTTATAATCTTTTTGACCTACTGTAAACTCAACTTCAACAATACATTCTTTTTCATTGATAGAATTAATTAACTGGTCTTTCTTAATACTACGAAATGGTCTTTGAAATAAACCAAAACATAAAGCGTCTAACATTGTGGATTTGCCTGCACCGTTTTCGCCTACAACCAATGTAGTATTTGCTCTGTCTAAATCTATTTCTATAAATTGTTGTCCTGTACTTAAAAAGTTTTTATATCTTACTTTTTTGAATAATATCATTCACATACCCTTCTAGTTCATTATAATCATAAAAAATTGAAACTTTCTTATGTCTAAATTTTTGTTTATCAATATACTCTTTCATACCTGACCGCCACCCTTCACCAAGTATTGCAATTATAATCTCGTACTCTGGAAAACTATGTCTTACATTTTCTAAAAGATATGGTATCTTTTCATCTGTTGACCCTGCCTTTTCTTGAGATTTAAATTCTATTCTTATTCTTCTATCGTTTAGTATTAATACAAATTCTGTTTTACATATACTACCTGGATAGATACTTTCGTATGGAAACTCTTTAACTAATATTTTGTTATTATCATCAAAAGAGCCTGTACCACTTTTTGACCATCTACTATGATAGATACTGCCTACATCTTTTGAGTTACAAAACAATTCAAATCTTTTTTCATAAGACATTCCGTCTATCTTTGCTTTTCTTAAACTAGGATTAGATATCATATTTCATTTCCCCAAGCATCCCATCCGTCAAACTTTTGTCTAGCAAATAATTCTATTCTAGGTAGGTCGCCACACAATTCAACTATATCGTGTCTAATTCTATCTGGTTTTCTACTATGTTCTCTGCGTTGGTCTATAACTAACTGTGCCACAGACTTACTAATTCTTTTTGGTTTACCTTTTGTTGCAAGTAAACACATTTCTGGATTACTTCTGGTCCAGTATCCTAATCCTGTAAACATTCCCATATTTGTTTTGTTTGACTTTGCCCATGTAAATGCAACTGTTTTATATACAAAGTTCCAAGACTTTATTACTTCAAATGCTTTTTCTAACAAGGGGTCTGTAACCCACATAAACAACATACTATTATCTTTTGATATATTTTTCACAGGTAAATTACAAATATCTTTTATTGACATACAATTATAATGTTGTGTGGCGTTTCTACCATCACCTTTCTTAGAATATGATTTAAAGTTCCAAGGTGGGTCTGCATATATTATATCATACTTCTTATTCGGTAGCAACATCTGTATCTTGTGCCTCAATGTACATTTCTTTAATCATAACTTTTAATTTATCTTTGTCTAAGTCAACTGGCAATTGGTCGACATAGTTATTAACTAGTGTTATTGTATCTTCGGATCCTTCTACCACATCATCACTTACATTGGTATGACTAAGGTCAGAATAATCTTCTATTATTTTTAATTCGTTTACACTTATTTTGTTGTATAGTTTATCAAGTAGCCTATCAAACATCTGATTGTCTTTTTTATTGACAACAACTAACTTAACAAATTTTTGATTATAGTCTGTTATATCAAACTTGTCGTAATCTGTTTTGGTATCATCATACATAAGTTTTTTAAATATCGTATATGGATTTTTTATAAACTCAACTTCTCTTGTTTCAGTATCAAATACATGAAACCCTTTTTGATTGTTATAATCTGACCAGGTCATTTCATATTGACTACCTAGGTAGAACACTTGACCATCATCATTCTTATGGTGAAAATGACCACTATATGTCTTTTCAAATCTTGATACAATACTCTTATCATGGCCGTGTGTTTGCACCATAGTGTCCATCATTCTAAATCCATTCAAATCAAAATGCCCCATACACACATCAGCGTTTGCTGTGTTTAACATTTCCATACAATGTGCTTCATTTTCAGGATTAATCCACGGCATCATCAAAATATTTAAACCATCAAACTCTACAACTTTTGGGTCCTCGTAAATAAATGGCTCATTAATGCCATCAGGTGCTGTACATAATTCTTGAACAGCGTTTACTTTGTTTGTGTTTCGATAATAGATGTCGTGATTACCTATAATGATATGAGTATCAATTTTGTCTTGCCATAATCTATTCATAAACTTGTGTCTAAAGTTATGAGCAATTCTATAATTAATAAATTTTCTTCTATCAACAATATCACCTAAGTGAATAAGTGCTTTTATGTTGTGTTCTTTCAAGTAAGGAAAGAATATATTGTCATAGAACTTATAAAAGTATTCATCAAATATATTGCTATCATTACGAGCCCCGAAATGGGTATCGTTTAATAATGCTATCTTCATTTTGTTTTTTTAGTCGGCTCTTTAGTTGGTTCTTCTTTTAAATTTCTTTGTAGATAATCTAACATTTGACTTTGATATTGAGCGTCATCTCCTGCTAATTGATCCATCATATTTTCTACACCTGCGTTAGCAATTAATTTAGATTTTATTTGCATTTGTTTTTTCTCTTTCTGTATTCTTCTAATAAATGCGTAATAAATTATTTGTGTAAAATATGCAAATGGGTTCTTAGACTTTTCAGGATTAAAATTGTCCATATACTGTAAACAATTCTCAATACCATCGCTAATCATGTCGTCTCTAAATGTGTAATTAATAAAGTTTGGTCTAAAAGATAAATGATTGGCAATCTTTAAAAAACATTCACCAATGTAGTTTGTTACCATTGGTCGTTTTTTACCTTTTTCTTCTGCCGTTATAACTTTAAGTCTAAACTCGGTCATCGCCTCTAGAAACTTTTTATTATCAACATAATGTGGTTTTTCTTTTGCTTTTTTCATAAACTTATTATACTATATTTTGTAGGTAAACACAAGCCTTTCTACAACTTTTTTTGGTTTTAATTTATTTTTAATTATTCCTTGTTTTATGCTTGACAATCCTAGGAATCTGTATATAATGACTATGTAGTCACCGGGGAGAAGCTATAGCTCTAAGGTAGCTAGTGTATAGTCTTAGCTGTATCATCATATAAAAGACTTTCTTCTTCTTCTCTCTGTCTCATCTCATCATCCAACTGTTCAGCAATTTCCATTATCTTATTAATTTCTTTGGTAGAATAATTAGCTTTAACTTTTGATTGTTGTAACTTTGTTAGAATAACATCATAATAGTTTGCCAATTCTTTTGCAGCTCTTGAGACTACCATTACTTTATCTTTTGGAATTACAAACATTTTATCTTCCGTAAAAGGTATCCAAGGCGCCAAAGTAGAATCATCTTTTAATCCAAACTCTGTCATTCTTGGTGTTGTAATTAACTGTAAAGGATTTTGTATTCGTAAAAACTCTTTATCTAATGTAATACTTCCGACCAAAGTACAGCCGTCTGATAATTTAACAATTCGATAATCTGTTAAATCATTTGGTGCTTTTTCTTGTAATTTATCCATATAACTATTTATCTATTATTTTAAGTCTATATTGTGCATTTCGTAATCAAATTCTTCTTCGGTGTAAATGTTTATTCTTTCTTGAAAATGCTTTAATGTAAAGTTTTCTTTTGATTTATAAGTTAAATCATCTGCTATATCATACAAAGTAGCATTAACCTTATTGTCACCTAGTCTTAAACCACGACCTATACTTTGTAGGTTTCTTATTCTACTCTTAGAAGGACTAGCAAAAATAATATTGTGTAAGTTTTTAATATTAACACCAGTACTAAATGTGCCATAACTTGCAACAATAATAGCATCCTTTTCTTTTTCTACTATACCTCTTATTGCTTCTCTTTCATCTGCTTCAACACCACCAAAAATATAAAAAACTTTTCGGTTATCGTCAGCCTTTTCTTTGATTATCTCATGTAAATTTTTACCATGTTTTTCTACTAGTTGAAATAAAACTAAAGTGTTTCCTTTTAACTTAATTGCCAAGTTTCGAATAAAGTTTTGTCTTGATTTACTACTTACTAGATAATCTATTTCATCTTGATACTTACCACTTGTAACCATCTTACTATTCTCTACTGTATGTTTCAATATCAAACAACGAACAACCAAATTAGATAGTTGTTTTTTATCCATAAGTTTTCTTGTAGATGTAACCTTATTGACAGCACCAAACAATCCTTCTAATACTAGTTTGTGCGTCTGAGCACCATCTAAAGTACCTGTAAGACCAATACGATATTTACAATCTTCAAGTTTTGTCATAATCTCTGTAAGTGATTTAGATTTAAATAAATGTGCCTCATCACCAAAGACAACGCCAAATTGTTCAAAATATTTTTTAGGTAATTTGTATAGACTTTGCCATGTAGATATTAATACTTTTTTAGTTGTTTGATTAGAATAACCACTATATAATCTATGACAATTTTTCTTTACATTCCAACCGTATGATTCGAAGTCTGAATACATCTGCTCAACCAACGAGGTTGTCGGTACAATCAATAATATTCGATTGTTAGGGGTATCTTTAATTAAGTGAGAATAATATCGTATTAACGAATATATGATGAATGACTTACCTGACGCTGTAGGACTTAGTAGCAACGCCCTATTGAACTTTAAACTATGATATATGGCGTCTATCTGATAGTCTCTTGCCTCAAACTTTTGACCTAGACTATTAGAAAACTTTTTAACTATTTCTTTATCTACACTATTATTAATCTCAACATTTTTACCTGCAACAATTTGATAATCTCTTTCTTCAGCAAATGCTCTGATATACGGATATAGACCAAAGTATATTTCTTTCGTCTTTTGTGAATATAATCTTATCTTACCATCCCACATACGATTACGGAATGCTGGCATAAACTTATATCCAGGAACATAAAATGTAAAGAACTCTGATATTTCTCGTTGAATGTTAGGGTCACAATCAACGGTTATATAGACTTCGTTTTTCTTTTCAATGATTAAAGTATCCATGTCATTATGCTATATCTGTTACCACTTGTTACTTGTTTAACCTCATGAGGAAACATAAAGTTTGATGGAAAGACAACGGCTGAACCTTTTTTCTTTTGTAAAGGCTCACCGCATAACATAAATTCACCACCCTCGTAATCATCATTTAAAAATATTAATGATGTTAAATGAGGGTAACCTGTTTTTTGTCCATGACTATGATGAATATTATCTATGTGTTCTTTCATAAAACCTCCTGCTTCGTAACAGTTAATTCTAAAGTGTGTGTATTCTTGTATTTTAATTTTATCGTGTATTGATGTATAATCGTTTACGGCTGATTGAAATCCTTGATGTAAAGTTTTGTAACCAAACATATCAGGTAGTATCCAAAACTCTTTCATATCAACCTTAGATGTACCTAAGTTTTTAGTAGCAGTTGAGAAAGTAGAAGTTTTCCACTTTTTAAATGTATCTTTATTATAGTGTGCAACTATATTATCACAAGCAGTTTCTCCTAGTGCTTGAGGATAATAAAAGATATAATCAGAAATTTGCTGATTGGAACTCATGATGTTCACCTACCTGTCCTTTCACTTGCATATTCCAAGCAATACTTATACGTTTGTTATTAGACTTGTTTGTATTAACCCGATGTGGCAACCATGAAGGAAAAAATAGTGCTCTATTTGCTTTTGACGCATAACCTAACAGGCTACAATTAACAACATTAACTTCTTTTTTTCTTGGCACAATTACATCAGCGGCAGGTCGTGGATCATGAAAAAGTATACTCGCACCTTGGTCTGATTGTAAATAATATGTGCCACTTAAAAAATTATTAGAGTGTGTGTGCTCTGGATGATATTCGTTAGATTTTAATACATTTGCCCACATATCAGTAATGATTAAATCTTCTATATTATAACCTAATTTATTACAAATATCTTTACCAGTCTTTACAACTAAATCTGAAAAATATTTAAACTCTTTTTTTGTTTGTAAGTTTGCTGACCTTGTTTGCCAGTTATCGTCATAATCTCTCTCTGACCATAACTCGTTAATATATTTTTTCATATTAAGTACAGTTGATATCTCTGCTGATGTTACCTGTGGTAAAAAATTATCTAATATGAATAGATTAGTTGCGAATATTTTTTGATGTTCCATAAGTCTCCAAGTTCTTTTTTATTCTTCTTCTATATAAAACATTCATAATATAATACAAAGGATAAAGCAACGGAACACGATAACAATGTTTTCCTCTTACGATTAACATATGCCATATCCAACTTCCTTGTGAATGACTAAACCCAACGCAGCCTAAAAAACTTCTAGATTGCTCCACTTGTAAACTTCTTCCACTCTATTGCATTTTTAATTAAAAATGTTCTATTATTAATACTTCTTAAAACCTGTTCAAGGTAAGTTGTAACTTGTTTTAGATATGCAGCTTTTTGGTCTGCCTTTTGTAGTTCTTCATCTGAATCCATATAGATATGTACATCTGCTTTTAGTATTTTTAAATCAAATGGTTTCTCTGCATATACCGATGGGTCTGATTTGCCTGTATAGTATTCCCACTTATGCCTTTTTAAAAGGTTGTAATCATATTCGGCCTTCTTTAGTAGTAAAGAAAACTTATTAAAATGTTGTAGGTACTTATTATGTAATAAAGGTATTTTAATTGATTCAGCGTCTAATTCGGTATCATCAAGTTTAAAATCTCTATCTACTTGTTGTTGTAATTCTTCTAATGTCATAGTGTATATTATATCACCTTTTGGTAGTTTTGTCAAGGCTTTCGACCAATTCTTTTTGTGTAATATAGGTAAGATTATTGCAGTCTTTCCACTCTTTTATTTCACAATCAATTGCTGAAGTGCCAATAGGGTTAATGTTTACTTTATAAAATTGTGTATCTTTAAACTTATTAAATGTATTTTTATGTTGTAGTATCCAGTTAAAAGTTTCATCTGGATTATCAGGTCTAGCATAATCAGCACCTTTATCAGCATAACTATTTGTTCCAGCATAGATATTGTTTATTTTACTATCTAAACTATACAGGTCATGACCAATAATGTAAACTTCTTTTGCACCTAATTCACAGGCAAGATAGATACTTCTTGAACCTGTTGCATATGCAAAGCCATCTACATCTGGTTCAATATCTTTTACCTTATCTTTTGTTGTTATTCCGGTGATATAGGTTACGCCTAAATTGTGCCCTTTTGTT